TTTTTGGCAAAAGCGCGATTCAAATGTCGGCTTTGCTCAAGGATGGCTCTTCTGGCATTCGTGCGGCTGTTGAACAGTATGAAAAGACGAATGCGGGTTATACCGCAGAACAGACGCAACAGGCCGAAGCGTTCAATGACCAGTTGCAGACGATGCGTGAATATATCGGCGGAGTTCAAAAAGATTTGTTCTTTGCGCTGGTTCCTGCGTTCACGAAGCTGTTTGACGGTGTGTCTAAATTCGTGGACGCTAACCGTCCGAAAATCGATTCCATTGTTTCTTCACTTTCGGATCAGCTGCCAAACTTGATTCAAGATGTAACGGAAGCATTGCCGACGATTCTTTCAGGTGTTTCGATGGTCGCTTCGGCAGTGAGTTCCGTTGTCGATTTTACGGGTCCCTGGGTCCCGCTTTTGAGCGCTGCAGGCGTTCTTGTTGGCGGTGCCATATTGACAGCCGTCGGTGCTGTCGGTGTGGCCGTGAGCGCTGTTGGTGCGGCGTTTGGCGGCGTTATCGTCGCGGCGGCTCCGATTATCGGCGTTGTAGCTGGTATTACTGCAGGCGTTGCCGGAATTGGTTATGGCGTTTACAAAGTGATTCAAAATTTTGACATGCTTAAAAGCTTTGTCGTTGATGACGTTTTTGGTGCGTTCGAATCCGGAATCAAACAGTTTGCGAATGAATTCATCGATGTTTTCGCGATGATTGCCGATGGCGTTTCGAAGATTCCTGTGATTGGCGAAAAGCTTGCGGGCGGTGCTGGGGATTGGTGGCGTGCGCAAAAGTTTGATGTCGGTTCTTTTACTGGCGTTGAAAGCCAGGTTGTGCCGGCTGGCGAATCAAACGTTTCGGATGCTACTGGAGCGCCTGTTTCGTCTTCTAGCAGCTTGACGGTTGACTTTCGTGGCGTTCCGCGCGGCACCAAGATTACGCCGTCGAAAGATTTTGATTATGGCAATATCGACTATTCTGCAGGCTATGCCTTCGGAGGTTAAAAGATGTCTGCACTTGATAAGCTTGAACGTGTAGAAATTACGGTTGACGGCGTGAAGGTTTCCGTTGTTGGCGGGTCTTTCAAGGGGGTGCCGTTTTTCATTAAGGAATATGAACGGCAAAACGGCGGGCGAAACATTGTTTCGAAGCCTGTTCCGTTTTCGTCGAATTTCGTGAACCAGGATCTGGGCGGTAAGATTCCGGCGTATTCGTTTGATGCCTATCTTGTTGGTGACGAATTTAAAGAAGCCCGTGATAACCTGATCGCGGCGTGTGACGAAGAAGGCTCTGGTGAACTTGTGCATCCTTTCTTCGGCCGTTTCCGTGTTGAATGTATTGGATATTCTGTTTCCGGTTCTATTGAAGGCGTCAACTATTGTACTTTGGGCCTTGAATTTAGGCCGGTAAGCGCATCGGAAGGCCGTCCGCTAAAAACAGATTTGGCTGGTCTTACTAAGAAGGCTGCGCAGGATTTTCAGGAAAAGTCTGTCGGCAAATTTGCGACGGCGTTTTCGATTGTCGGCAAGGGCAAGGTTCTTGTCGACGCTGCCGTTGATGCGACCGAACAATCTTTGGATGCAGTTTTGTCTGCGCGTGAGGTTCTTGCGAACGCGAATGATTTTGTAAGCGAAATCGGCAAGATCAAGGCTAACGCGTCCGTTATCATGATGGTTCCGGCTGATTTCGGGGCAAGGATTAAAAATCTTGTGACGGCTACTGCTGAAATTTTCGGAATTGCCGACAATTCCGGAAATGATACCGATGAATACCTGGCTATGCTTAATGCGTTGCGTGAACAGGAATCCGGCGAAAGCCCGTCGGGCAGAATTTCGGCGTTGATGAAGAATCTTTCTGCGTCGATGATCGTTTATTCGTTGGTTGACGCTAAGTTTGCGACTGTTGACGACGCGCTCGCATGCCAGAAGCTTATTGCGGATTCTTTTGAGTGGCTTCTTGATTCTACCGATGACGCCGAAGACTACATGGATCTTGACAACTTGGAGTCTGTGGCCTTCGGTTACTTGCGCGACGCGATGGCGAATATTGCAGTTGTTCTTGAAAAGAATCTTGACTATTCGAATAACGTGTTGCAGTTGTGTTATGATGTTTACGGCTCCGTTGACCGTGTAGAAGAGATTCTTGAACGTAATTCGCTTTCGCAGGGTTTATTCGTATTGCCTGGAAAAGTTAAGGTTCTTAGCAAATGATTTCTGTATTTTGCAATGGCGTACAGATGTGCGGGTTTTCTTCCGTGCAAGTAACTAGGTCGCTTGACCAGTTTTGCGCAACTTATGCGCTGAACGCGATTCCGAAAAATGGTGCGTGGTTGCCGACTTTTCCAGAAGATGAAATCGAGATACGTGAGGGTGACGATGCTGTTGTAAAAGGATTCAATGACGAGTGCAAGCCGTCATTTGATTCTTCAGGTTGTTCTTTTTTAGTTTCTGGTCGTGAAGTGAACAAGGATATTGTGGACTGTCCGTCAGAAAACTTGAATTTTGAAAACAAGAAAATTGATGAAATCGCACGTCTTATTTGTGCAGAATTCGATGTAGTATTTGACGGTGCTTCTGGTGCTGACATTGGCGCTCCGCTAGAAAAGTTTTGTGGCGATGCTGGTTCTACTGCATACGAGAATCTTCTTGCTGCTTGCCGTCAACGTCGGTGCATGCCTATTACGGATGGACTTGGGCGTGTTCGCCTTGACGGTGGGAAGTATTCGCCGGCTGTCGTGGATTTGAAGCAGGGTGTGAACGTGCTTTCTGCAGTTGGTAATTTCAGCACTAAGAATCGTTACAGGGTTTATCGTGTGATGGCTTCAAACGATTACAGCGGTAAGACTTTTGCCGAAGTGACCGATGATTCGACGCCGAGAAAGCGCCGTTGGGTGATGGTCGATGAACGGTGGTCTACTAAAGAGTGCTGTGAGGATCGTGCCATGTGGGAGGCCAAGCACAGGCAGGCTGTAGCAAATGCCGTTTCGGTCGTTGTTGATGGATGGCGTCAAAAGGCGGGCGGGCCTCTCTGGGTTCCCGGTTTGATTGTTCGTGCTGATATTCCGTCAATAATTGGCGATGCCGGTGAATTTCTTGTCAATAAGGTTGATTACAGGTTTGACTTGTCTGGCGGTGCGTCCGTTGGTTTGTCTCTTGTTGACCCGAACTGCTATTCGCCCGCTCCTGGATTCCCTGAAGCAAAGAAAAAGGTGCGGGCCACTAAGGCTAAAAAGGATGTTTGGGCGAGCATACGTGCGCAGACGGGGAGCATGTTGAAATGATTAGGTTGCTAGAAAGTATACGCCGTTCGATTCGTCTTATTGTTGGTAAATGCATTCTTACGGCGTGCAAGGTGTCTGAAGACGGTATTGAATCGAATGTCATTTTGCTTGGAAACGAAAAGCATTCTGCAGTCAAGGTTATGCAGCATTATGGTTTTGCGAGCCTTCCGGATGATGACGCCGAAGCTGTGGCGCTTTTTGTTGGTGGTTCGAGAGATAATGGAGTCGTGACGGCTGAACAGGGAAATCCGGAAGATATTCCGAAGCTTGAAAAAGGTGAAGTTTCTCTTTTTAGTAAGTATGGCCAGAAAATCGTGTTGAAGAAAGACGGCTCGATTTTAATTGTTCCGAAAGAAGGCGAAATCGTGAGGGTTGAATCCGACGTTGAATTTACTGGTGACTTGAAAGTTCTTTGCGACGGGATATTCATTACGATGCAGAATCATCAGCACCAGACGGCGGTTGGGCCGACATCACCACCGACTCCGGGCCGTTAGCTTAATGTAATTTTAGTGTCATTTTTTGACATTTCCTTTTATATTTAATTATATTTATGGCATGAGCGACCTCGCCTTGTCACAATCTGCCAACGGGAGATTCGATTTAGATTTTTCCGGAAACGACCTGCATTTGACCGATTCTTTGAAGAATGCGGTTTTGCTTTCGTTGGGCATTTGGGCCAGCGGTCGCGTTCCTGACGGAAACGCGGTTCTTGAACCTCAAATCAGTGGCTGGTGGGGTAGTTCTCTTGATGATATTGAACTTGGTTCTACGATCTGGAAAAGTTTCAGCGATAAAGTCGGCGAACCTGTTCTTGACAAGATTGATGCCGCTGTCACCAAGGCGTTGAAGTGGATGATTGACGATGGCGTCGCAAAGGATGTTGTCCCGTATACGTCCATATTGTCAAAAAATTCAGTTGAAATTGTGGTGAAAATTGTCCGCCCAGATTCTTCAGAAGAAGAATACAAGTGGCAGGTGAACTGGGAGGCTACCAAATAATGTCTTTCAAGATTCCTACTTTGTCCGAAGTAAACAGGAATGTAGAAAACGGCTTTTCGAAGGCGTTTTACGGATCTTCCGGAATTTTGCGCGTGATGGTGCTGAAGGTCATTTCTAAGGTT